AGAGGAAGTAACTTTCAAATTACCTTCTGCAAAAGTATTGGTTCCGTATGGCTTAACTAAAGGATTCAGCGTAGCAAAGTTATTAGTAGGGACATCCTTCATCTGATCCGTAGCCACTAGATTGGTTGGGGTGAAGGTGTTGTAGTTTCCGGAACTGTCTGCACCTAATCCACCATCCCAATTAGAGTGGATCAGGAGTAGGGTGTTGGAGTCTGTTGTGAATGCTGTTTCTGGTGGGTCGAATGTTGTGGTGTACCTTGCAGTATCAGAGAATCGGATTTCATCCAGATAACCGGCAAAATATTCCTCCCTAGTTCCAGCATCATTATATTGTGCACCAATGGTGATAGCGGTTGAATCAGTGTCTGTATCAAAATCTCCAGAGACACCAGTTACTGGTGTGCCTATTGATGTGCCATCTAGATAAAGTGTAAGAGTTCCACTATTTCTAACCGCTGCCAAGTGATACCAAGTATCTGCGGATGATGTAACAGAACCTTGATTAATGTTGTAATCATTAGTATCGGAAGTTACATTTCTAGCAGTTGTCCACCCATTTGTATTATGGAATGTAATCATCCTCCAGCCACGATCAGCCTCTGCACCCATAACTAAAATACCCTGCTGACTAGAAACAGAATCTAATCTTGCCCAACACTCAAAAGTCCAATTACTACTGCCAAAATCAAAATCTGCACTTGCTGGTATAGATAAATAATCACTTCCATCAAAGACTATAGAACTGTCACCAACCTTCTTCTGCGCTCTTGTATTGGTTACATCTCCGTTTGCGGTGATGATGTGTGTTGGATTTGGAAGTGCGGCTGTAGGAACATCAAAACTTGCACCAGAATACCTACCCACACCTTTTGTTATACGAAAATCATCCAAATAACCTTCAAAATAAGAGCTCCTAACTCCACCCTCAATACGCGATCCAATATTTATCAGATTATTGTCGGGTTGTGGAATATCTCTTATATCTGTCGAACTATCTACTCTTGTTCCATCAACATAGATAGCCCAAGCATCACTTGCTGTCCTAGATAATGCTAAATGGTACCAAGTATCTACGCTAATGGTACCTCCCGAAATAGTGGTATTGTACGAATGATCTGAATTATATAATTTAACAGTAAAGGGTCCATCTGCAGCTACTGTAAATTCTATGTTTCTCGTGGCTGTGTCAGCACTATCCCCGGTATATATCCATCCACCTGATGATCCGTCTGGAAGATATGCCCACGTTTCAATAGTAAATGGATTGGTATCATAATTCCAATCAGACGTATCTGTAACAGATAAGTAATCATTTGTGCCATCAAAATAGCCAGATGCTGTACCAAACTTCTTTATACCTGTTTTTGTTACAGTGCCGCTGCTGGAAACAGTATGGTTTTCCCTTGAATTATCTGGAAAAGAAGTACCGTCATCTGCACCATCAAAGTGTAGTAAAAGTTTTGTATCAGCCGCATAACATGGTGATCCATCAACACAATCTGTACTACTATCTGTAAAACTATCCGCTAGTTCCGTTCCAGCGTATTTCTGGTAGAAACCGTTAGTACCGAATGTCAGACCAGATGCGTCTTTAGGTATCCACTGGTTAGTGGTGGAATCGGTTTAGATGATGGGTCTAGTGCGGTTCCGTTAATAAAGTAGACTTCTGCAAGATAGCCATCAAAATAACTTGTGCCACCAATCCTATGTTCAGAAGCATTACCTATATTGGATTCAGCATCAGATGCAGGAGCGTTATTTGTGGAGTAAGAGACTTCAGTACCATTTACAAATATCTGACTTGTAGGGCTGCCAGTAGTATCAACTTTCCAAACTACATGATACCAAGCACTGGGGTCTCGATAAACATCATTACTTTGTTGATATACCGATCCACCTCCAAATTCATTGTAGATAGTATTATCAGTATTAAACTGTAACCAAGCGTCAGAAGTCCAAAAAAGAAATTGAGCAGTTCCTATATTTCCGCGTTTTACCCATGCAGAAAATGTCCAAGTTTTTCTGTTACCAGCAGACCCAAAAGTTTTGTTCAGATAAGCAGAATCACCATCATCAAACCGCAGAGATTGATCAATGGTGTAGGCATCAGCAGCAGCCGATTTAGTGATGCCGGACTGAAGTAGGGTCATTAGACGAGAATGCCAGAGGCCGAAAGGTAGGTGTCTGTTCCGTCACAAAAGTAAGTCACAAGATAAGTACCAGCGGTTGTAATATCTGTTGCAAATGTAGAAATAGCTTTTACATTTGTTCCCAGAGTAAGCGCATGGCCAGACGGATTGATTGTCTTGATGAATCCTGACTGACCAGTAGTTTCGTTGGTGAAGGACAATACATCCGCCGCAGCAGGAGTCCACAGAAAGTTGTTTCCTGTATCTAAATCTATATCTGTACCTTCGGTAATGGTTATAGGAGCGCCTCTGGTAACTCCAGTGGAAGCACTCCCAGTGCCTATGGTTATTTCGCCAGAAGCATTCTGAGTTATCGCCTTGGAGTTTTGAGAGATACCAAGCGTAGTAATGTCTAAATAATTTAGTTCATTAGTAGTAGCCGTGCATCCATCCACTAGATTCATCTCAGCCTCAGACGAAGTTACAGCGGTCGTTCCAGAAAGACCGCTGAACTGCGTCTTGAGGACCGACTTGATCATATTGATATGACCGGGTGCGGGGCCAGGCGCATTCGTCGGACCACCGCCCTCTTTGATGTCGTCGGCGTCTGCCGGATAAGACGCGTTTAGCTCGCTAATATACGAAGCCGATTCAACGGTCATGGCTAGTTACCAGAGGTTAGCGTTACTGTGATTTCAAGTGTGTCACCAGAGATGACGCTGCGCGTAGAACCGAAGTCCACCACGCCGTACAGGGTTCCTGTTGACGTGCCACCCTTGGTGTTATCGTTGATCAAAAACGCACCTGCGATCGTGCTGGTCGCATTGATTGAAAAAGTGGCTTTGTTCGAGCTGTTATCAACCGAGCTGGGATCGGCAGTTGTTGCCGTACCTAAAGTCAGCGTCTGTCGAACCGATTCCGTGTAACCAGAATTTTCAGTCCAGCTTCCATGTGACGCTACTGTGTCAGCCGCCACCGCTGTTCCGGCATTCTTGATTCCGACGTACCAAGCGGCAGTGTATGAACTGCCTTTGAGATACTTGGTTAAAAGATCTTGCAGACCAACGTTGACGATAAGGTTATCTGCAACTTCTCGCCATTTTGTCTGCCCGTTTACGCCCTTGCAAACAAATTCCCACTTGTTTTTTAGGCGAAGTTTCAGTTCCTTACTTTCGTTCATTGTTAAGCCTCCATGAGCTTCGATTGAACTATTGAGATGAATCAATTTGGATAATCCACTTTCGTCCAGGTTGTGGACGTGTCGCTCACTTCGTTCCACAAAAAACTGTCGGTCATAGTCAGACCGGCAGTCGTTGCGAGACTAATTGAGTTTAGATAAAACTCTCCGGGGTATATGCTGTGGCTTGAGGCGAGCGTAATACTCTCTGGATATTTAAGATTGTTTATCGCATCAACAGTTGCGGCGATGGTGATCGAATTGGCTAACGTTGCGTCATCTGACTGCGTATAACCCGCAGTCGCCGCCAAACTAATGCTGTCGGCAAAAACAAAACCACCGATAGTTGTTTGTGTTAGTGCGGCAGCTAGAGATACCGATTCCGGCATCGTATGGTTATTGGCGAGCGTTTCAGTAACGCTCGCAGCAAAAGAAATCGATTCTCCTTTAACGACTCGGTTTGTCGAGCTGCCAGCGAGCGCGACAGCGACACTTATCGAGTTACTTAGTGCAGCAGTATTCCATTGCGTTGCGATGGCGCTCCAAGCCAGCGGTGACGCTTGTGACCATTTCACGGCTTGAGACTGAGGTTCCTGATCTGCAACGCTGAACCGCTGTGTCGATCACGAGCATCTTGAGATTCCAAATTACCAACCGCTTTGTCGAACAAAGAACCCCACACAACCAGACGTTCATCATTCATTAAAAATGGCTCGGCAGCCATTAATGCACCGTAAAGGTATATGTCAGGGTTCTGCGTCAGCATCGTTGTCGTCGTAGTCGTGCCGGATAGC